ACCGGAAGATAGTTTGTTGCCACGACGTCGCCCGCAGAGAGGCCAGGGCCGTCCGTCTGGTCATAGAGGTCGACCCGGCTGATCGGGCTCGTCATCACCGGTGCCAGGGCCATTGCCGTACCGAAACCAGCCCGAGTAATGCCGACGTTTGCGATTGATATTGTTACGATCACAACATCAGAGATTTGAGACATGATCTTGCTCCTTATTATTCGGGCGGATCATCAACGTCCACCGTGATCGTCGCGCCGGTAACTTCGTCAGTAACTTCAATTTTTTCGATGAATTCCATATCCTCTTCATCGCGGAACGTCGTGGCGAGAATCACGTCCAACGCCCCCGTCCCTGCATAGTCTGTACGAACTTCGTCTGGCACCGTTTGAACTCCGTGATCGCCTCGAAAAGCGAAATCAATAGCTTGCTGAAACTCAGTCAATTCGACCCTAACATCTTCAGTTCCAAATTGGAACTCCCTACCCGGAACTGATTGGACGCCCACTTTATCGCCGATAAGGTCCGCCTCTGCCGTTATCCCGGTGGGTAAATCCGCCGACGCAGTCATTGCATCAGCGGCATCCGTTAGCAGCGTATCCAACAACGGTGTTGCAACGTAAGTCAACAAAAACGGGACGCCCTCAATGGTCCACGACCATGTCAGTAATGCACCCGCCGTATCGAAAATAATATGAACGATCTGCCGCTGCCGAAAATCAAAACTCTTTTCCTTGCTCAAAAAAGCGGCCTGAATCTTGGAACCGACCATCTGAAAATCGTCCGTAAAAATCCGGATGTGCAGCATCAATGAACGTTCGCATTCGGTGAACGTCAAATCTGATACAGAGCCAGCGGCCGGCGTCGATCTGTGGTCCTCTCCAATCGTAGGAAGAAAATCGAACGACAAAGAAATATAATCGCCGTGCGGCGCGGGCGCGCCTTGGAGTTCCCATATCACACGCGCGCCCATGATCCCTGAATGTTCCGCAACGAATTGCTGAATCGCATTTTTGACAGCGTCACGCTTCATCACTCAGCCTCGATGAACTGGACAAAAATCTTGTAATGGTTCAAGACGCCCTCGGCGTGTTTTTCACAGGAAATCACCTTGAACCGCTCAGTGCCAATGACAACCTCGTCGGCCTTCGTCTTGCCGCCTTCACTGTCCGTTTGAAGCGGCTCTTCACAGTAAAGTTTTTTCGTTTCCTCTGTCCGAACACCCTCTGGTAAAAGTTCACGCTCGCGGCCCGTCGATGGCTGAACGCTGGCGGTAATTGTGTAGGGCGGAAGCCCTACACCGTTTTCCCATTGGCCGAATTCGTTGTAGTCACCGGCAGTGGGCGGATAAACCGTGATGGTTTGTCCGAAACGTTTGATCATTTCAGCCACGATGCCCATTAGTCTTTCGGTATCCCTTTAACGACTCTTGCTCGAATCGCCATGCGAAGTGCGCCGGTGTCGATTACTCCCAACGTCGTGATTGACTTTTGGATTGCACCGACGATTTCAATGTTTGCAATGAAGGTTAGCAAGCCCTCCATTGTCTGCGATCCTCGCAGAACGTTATCGAATCCAGCCTCAAACATTTTCGTCCACTTGTCGTAATTCTTGTCCACTGCACCGCTAAGCCAGCGCCGCGGTTTAATGCTTCCGCTTTTCGTCCCTTCGTGTTGGACGTAACCGTAGAGGGCGATAGGCGTGCCTTTTTTCGGACGCTTGCGGCTCGGATGCTTTTTGTTTTTTTGTCGATTGGTTCCACCGAAAACCCCCGCCTCGATTCCACGACCATTCAGATATTGAATCGCCTTCAAAAGATTCTGTTCTTGTTTACGGTCATCGGTGGTACTCACAACGGCATCAATCTATAAACACTCAAAATACCTTTAGCATATTCAGAGATCATAGCCGCCGACTTCGATGTTGCCGCGCCCGCGCCCGTTGAATAATTGACCTCGACGTCGCCCACCTTTTCTTTTGTCACCGAACCAGAGACCGGCGTTTCGCCCTTTGATTTTTTCCAACTATTGTGTAAGTCGGTAAGGACTTGGAGAACGCCCATTTTCACGGCGTCCGGAATCACAACGATGGGCGTGTCGTCGTCATTCAGGAAGGTATTGTTGCAAAACTGGTCGGCCAGTTGTTTTGCGGTCGTAAGCAATAGAGCATACATCCCCGTCACGATATCAGGTAGTGTAGCAAGCCCAAGCCACTCTTGGACTTCGGCCGCTGTGATGACGACAGTTGTTTCAATTGGCCCCATTATATCACCTGAATTTCTAACCAGATATCAATTGTACGGCCAGCGCCTGGCGACCACACGCTGGCAGAAATCCGAGTCCCCGCGTTGGCAATAATATAATTCCCAGTCCAAATGGGGTCACCAGCGGTATCAATGTTGTAGCACGTGGCGTGCGGCGCGATCAGTATTTGGGTACACTCGTTCGCATTGGTTGAAGCGGCGTCCAGCGCGGCTTGGATTGTCGTATATGCGGCGGCCCAGGTGCGACCATTTGTGCCGACTGGATCGTCTGGATACACCGGAAGGTCACAAGGATCGAGCCAAACGTTGCCCCATCTATATCTGATTTCGCCGTTTGACATTCTGTGGCCCTCCATGTGACTGCGTCGTCTCTAGGATTCGCACCATCCCGTTACGTTCTAACTTTCGCGCTTCAATTTCATCCATCATTCGAATCGGATGATCAGAATCAATAAGGGCGGTCGCCCCCGAAAGGACGACCACCCGAACCATTTTTCGGCGGTGTCGCCGATTCATTTCTTATGCCGGAGCGCTATCGAACGAGCCGACAACGAACGCTTCCGGACGGAACCACGCGGGGGCGATCCGTTCCTCAGCACGAATCGCAACCATATTTCTGATGAAGAATTCGCCATGCTGTTCGGCAACAGCAACCGCCGCTTGTTGATGATCGTAGAGTGTGCCGCCGAGCTTGAAAGCACCCGCCAAGAACTCGCCAGCCGCGATCGCGGTTGTGTCGATGACCGGAGCTTTCCACATCCGCATCTGTCCACCATCGGTGACCTGAACCCAAATGTACCGTTCGTTCGTGCCTTTCGCCAACTCGATGAACTCCCAATCCGTTGGGTGCAAGACGATACCGTCAATGGGATACTCAGCCAGCCGTGCCTTCGTGAAGGCGCGTCGAATCGCGTCAATACGAGTATCACCGACTGTACCTTCAGACCATGCATACGTCTGCGCCGATGGGTGAGTCATGATCCCTTGCAAATTCTGGTCAGTACCATCACCGTAAAGCAACTGATGCTCCTCGGACAATCCGAGCGCATAGAGCAACCGATTGTCGATCATCGAACGAAGCTGCCCGGCATCGGCCAGGGCTTGTTTCGAAACCGGGATCCACGCGGCAATCGTCTTTGTGCTTAGGGTTTTGAGTTCATACTGAATGTTTACCTGCGGCTTTCGCCGCGCTTCGGCAGTCGGGCCGAACATGCTAGATGTGACCTCAGCACCCTTGTCGTAATCTTTGGCCAAACCGTAGGCACCCGCAAGCGTGATCTGCTCATTGTCCGCATCAACAGACAAAATCGTGAATTCTTCCAACTCGACAAAAATCGTCTGGCCGGCGAACAACCCGCCAACCGATTCCAATGTCAGGGTCTTCTGACCAGCAACAGCGTCCACGCCAATTTCCGAATAGAGCGGCGCAAAGCCAATTTCTTCTGTGTACTCGATGACACCACTCGACGTCGGGGCAACGGTCATCAAATCACGCATTCGAAACACACGCTGCGGCGGGATAATGATCTCAGGCACACGGTACGGTATCGTCAACGCGGCAGCATCGGCGTCGCCGTCGAGCGTCACGACGCCGTAGTCATCTTTCGTCGGGAAAAACGAACCCACTTTGACGCTGTCCGAGTTTCCCTTGCCCGAAGCAATCATCGATTTGTAGGCATCGGAAGTGGCAAACTGCGTACCAGCTGACTTGACGCGACCCATTTCACCGAACGCCGCCATGCCAGGACGGCCCATCTTTTTTTCCATTTCGTCGAGACGCCTTTTCATCGCGTCACTCGCGTCGATGTGAACTTTCGCATCGACAGTCAATTGTTCCATTCGTTCACCGAGAGTGTCGACTTTGGAGCCGGTTTCTTCGGTAGCTTTTCCGTTGGCTTTGATTTCTTCGTCGCGTTTTGAAATCGCAGCACTTAGCTCGGTCGAAAGTTTTTGAATCTCCGCACCGACCTCCCCAATTTTGACCGTTGAATCAGCCATTTTAGGTTCCTTTCGTGAAACGTTGTCGTATTTGCTTTAGTTGTTCAAGGACGTCTGTCATCGCTGATTCGCTGTCAGTGGACACCTCGCCCGGCTGACTCTGATCAGTGGACACCTCGCCCGACTGATCAGCGATCATCGATCTCAGCTTCTCGAAATCATCAGTGAGCGAACTCATCCGCTCATCAAAACCGCCGATCAAATCGGCAGCACTTGCGCCTTCCGAATCATCACCGCCCCCCTCTTCTCCGATTGTCTTCACACCGAGCCGAGCCGCCAACATTAACAGCCCCTTGGCCGCATGGCCGATCGGTGCGCCCTCGATCATTTTACGAACAGCGGTGATCGCCGTTTCTTCGTTCATCGGAAAAGTTATGGGCGAAATTTCATAGAGTTTGATTTCCTTCAGATTGCAAATCTTCTTTCCGTCCTCTTCGACCAAATCCCAAAGAACGGCGTCATAACCAAATGACATTTGCGACACAACTCCGTCGTGCATTAGCGTCAACGCCTCATCGCCGAGTACCGTTTGAGAAACACGGGCCTTGAACTGAAGTCCGTGTTTGTCTTCTGCCAACATTATCGGAAGGCCCAGCGGGGCGTAGTGCTGCCAAAGCATTTTGACCAACGGTGGCGTTTTACCTGTGAATCTGTCGGCAATGGTTTTTTTGAACGCCCCACTCAATACGCGGTCGCCACCAAGGTCGACGTTTCCGATAATGGATGCGTAGCCCTCAATGGTTCGTTCGTCCATGTCCACCTTGCATTCGAAAGGAACCGCTTTTTGAAGCATTGTGGCCGCCCTCCTTGGTTATACGACTCAAGTGTGTCAGCACCCAATAGACTTGTCAATAAGGATTTGTTCATGTAATCTACGATCAACGTCAGATAACACGAGGGGACCTAATGCCAGTCAAACGATCCCTCTGGCAGCGGATCATAGGCCGGACGCAAATCGGAACAATTGATATGTCCGCAAACCGATACAACTCTGGCGAACCGGCCTTCGTCAAAGGCGGCATCCCCATTCCACTAATTCCAACGGCGATCAATAGAAGAGCATATTGGTCAACGTGGTCAACCGAAGACGCTGTGACAAACGGCTACGCGGCCAGCGTTTTCGTTTACGCTTGCGTAAACAAATTAATGAAGGCTGCGGCTTCAGTCCCTTGGCGCGTGAAAGTCCGATCAGGCGACTCCTACGAAACCGACGACGATCACCCGATTGCAAAACTCTTTCGCCGGCCCAACCAGTTCGCTACATTTCAGAACCAGATTGAAACAATCACCTCGCATCTGTTCCTCGGCGGAAACGCAATTTTTTACAAGGTACCGGTTGCTGGAAAAACCGCTGAACTCTGGATCGTGCGACCTGATTACATCGGACCGATCATGTCCGAAGCGAACTATTTGGAAGGTTACGAATACAAACTGAACGGAAAGAAAATATTTGTCCCATACGAAAACATCATCCACTTTATGTTCGTTGATCCGGCTACGCCTTGGTGGGGCATCGCTCCGATGAAAGCCGCATCCAAGGTCGTCGATACGGACATCGATTCAGTCAATTTCAACAAAATCGGTTTGCAGAATCGCGGTGTACCGGACGGCATTATCGCCCTCAATCAAAATCTGACACAAGATCAATTCGACTCCGCAAAAGATTCAATCCGCGAAGGGTACCTTGGACCAGACAACGCCCACACGCCGCTCGTTCTTTCTGGTGAGGCCAGGTGGCAACGGACAGCATCAACACCCGCCGAGCTCGACTTCATTAAGAGCCAATCATGGACTGCCGAACGCATTTGTGCAGTGTTCGGCGTCCCCCCGCCTTTGATTGGCCTCTATGAAAAGGCAACGCTCACCAACATTGAAACGGCACGTTTGATTTTCTGGCAAGATACAGTCGTCCCGTACTTGGATGATTTGAAGGATGTGCTGAATCACAGCCTCGCATACGAGTACGGCGAAAACGCAGAAGTGGTAATCGACTATGACGTCTCCGAAGTTCAAGCGCTCGCGTCTGTGTTCAACGAAAAAATTACATCGGCCGTCAAGCTTTTCCAAATGGGCGTACCATTCAACGAAATCAATCAACGCCTCAGTCTCGATTTTGACGATATCGCGGGCGGCGATCAAGGCTGGATTCCTTCAACCTTCCAGCCGTCCGACATTATTCCGGACGACTTTGAACCGACAGAGTAGATAAGCGAATGGCGATCACCAACAACATGATCATCGGACCTGGTTACACAACGACACCACTCAATACAACTCGTTCATCAAGACTGATCTACGCCTACACAGATTCGCACGAGCGGCGCGTTGCCGCTAACGTATATTCAATGTGGTCGGATCAAGCGAAACGACTTATCACCGGAGACGTCGTTCGTAAAATAATGACCACGCGGCAGGTCCCGCTTTCAGTTATTGCCGCGCTCGAAGCCAGCATCGATAAATGGATCGTCGATGATCTCGGGCCACAATGGGAAGGCGCAATGGCGCTCGGCTCATCCATCATGATCAAAGCGGCCGAGCGATACCTGGGACGTGATCTTGGGACACCACCAAAGGGCAACGTCATCCTGCAACCTCTACTCAGCGAAAGTGACTTCGTTGCTATCGGCAAGAAAATCTTGTTCGTACCGCCCAGCGTCAAAGGGCTGGTCGACGACTATTATGCCGGGACCTGGGACCCGATCTTCGCCGTCGACTTTCCCGAAACCGCCGAAGGGCTGACCGCATGGATTCGAACACGCGGCGCAGTTGAGGCGATTCGATACAAAGAGGCGCAACTTGCCACTTGGCAAAATGTCATCCATCGCGGAATCGTTGAACAGGGAATCAACGGTGTTGATCTTGCGGCGCAGCTTGAACGATCGGTCGGCCTAACGGAGAAGATGGAAGCCACCGTTGAACGGCACCGGGCGGCACTAATTGCTGACGGCGTTTCTAAATCATCGGCCCGCACATCAGCGACAAGGTATGCAAAAACATTGCGCAAACGTCGCGCCATAACCATCGGCAGAACCGAACTCGCCAACGCATACAACGGCGCACGGCACACAACCGTCGTTGACTTTGTTGACCGCGGCGTGATTCACGAACAGTTAGTGAAACGATGGTACACCGCCATCGACGAGCGAGTCTGCGACATCTGCGCAGATCTACACGACTCGGTAATCTCTCTAACGGACAAGTGGGTTAGGGTAAACGATGTAACTCACGAAGAACGCGAGTTCGGTTTACACCCGCCAGCTCACGCTAACTGCCGCTGCATTGCAATCTACGAGGCCGTGGTTCGGAAAGTTGCTCACTACCTGGGATTTCGCCACTAGCGTTAAACCCTTTTAACTTTAGCTACTCGGCTCGCGTTTTGCTTGTGTAACCGCACCGCCTTCACCCATTTACCGCGAGCCTTGTGGTTGTCTTCTCCGCTCACCGATAGGTGACCACGCTGACACCGATACGTAACTGTGCGACCCTTGTCCGTCGCTAAATCAACAACGGCCGGGAACAGTCCGCACACCGGGCAGCGGGCCGCCGTCTGGTCACTCTTTGTCCAAGCGCAAGGCATTAGTGATTCTCCATCCATTCTCTATAAAGTTGACACTTTCCGTCAAGGCTTTCGGGTCTATATTCTTCTCCATACCCCACACATGCTTGCGGCTTTATTCCAAAGAAATGAAGAGGACATCGCCCATTCTTAGTGACGAGAGTACACCTGTATCGGCCTTTATTGTTTTCACGAATGAAGCATGCGAACCAGATCGTGTCGATAATTCGGTCGTTTATGAACCGAAAATTCAATCGACGAATTGACGCACGCGCTTTAATTATGGCATCTTTGAAACATGACGATCCCATATCACGGCAACACGCTCCACATTGTTTGCAAGGCATCTCAGCACTCCTTCAGTGCGCCGCGATTGCTGCTCTTGGCGCTGTTCGGACGTTACGCTCTTCCAACGTGAAACGCAACGTGCTTCGACCGCTCACGCAGCTTTAGCACGCCCTGTGATCCCATATCAACGAGATCGTCGTTCTTCCCTGCCGGGAAATCCGCCCACTCGTCGATCCAAATATCAACCCACTCGGACGCGGGCTTGAAGACATCAGGATTCGGCAGTAAGAAATTCCCCGCTTCGATGATCGGCGACACTGCGCTTGCCTGAGCAATCTTCCCTTGTGGCGACCAGGGAATCAAATCATCAATTACGTCTTCAAGTTGCGACATGATCGCCGGTCCATTTGCCTTATCCTCAATCAGCGTTCCATTGGTCAACGGATATTGTGCTTTCAACTCGGACACACTGACTACGGATTGAACGAAATCCATTCGCTTATGAATGAGTCGCGGGAACACGATGAACTGATTACCGATCCGACCAATCCCGCCGCCAGCGACAAACGACCCCTTTTCGGTTTTCTTGAAAGTCATGTCCCACGACAAAATTGAATCATCAAATGCCGTTGGGAACGTATCGTAGAACCCCCACCAGTCGCGCCGAATGAACCCGCCTTCCAGCGGCGTAGGATGCTGCTGGTACATGGCGTTGAACTTGAACGAACCGATATCGAAGTCTCGAATTTCTTCCAGCGTTTCAATCGGAAACCTCTCAGGGCAAAGCGCCTCACCGACGGATCTGCCAAGCGGGTCGTCTTCCTCTGCGATGGCCGGCAAGGTGATGATCATCCACCGATCACCGGTCTTGCTTTTCAAATAGGCAGTCAGGTCCTCCACCGACCAACGAGTCATCACAACGACGACACTACCGCCCGGCTCCAAGCGAGTCATCAATGTGGACTCGAACCAATTTTGCAGCATAAGTTGGTGCGTCTTCGAATACGCTTGCTCCCAGTTTTTCGTCGGATCATCTACGACCAGAACGTCACCACCGCGGCCCGTTATTGCGCCGCCAACACCGACGCTAATCATCGAACCGCCGTTCATCGTCTCCCAGTGTTTACGCGCCGACACGTCGGGGCGAACCAGAGGTAGAATGTCGTGGCGATTGTTAACGAGATCGCGGACCTTCTTACCCCACTCGGCGGCGAAGTCAGCTTCGTAGGACGTCAAAATGACACGCTTCGTTGGGTCTTGATCGAGGATCCAAGCTGGAAGATATTTTGAAACAAGTTCGGACTTGCCGTGGCGCGGCGGTACATTCAGGATGATCCGCGCCCCGCCCTTTGCTAGTTCCTCACGGATGATCTTTTCGATATAGACAAGCCAACGGTACGGCTTCCATGCGCCGCCTGAAACCTTCTCGGCGAACGACGATACAGTAGATCGCCAGTCGCCCGTTGTTATGTACTCACGCCGCGCACGCATCGCAGCAAGAACGGCCAACGGGCTAACTCGACGTTGTTTCATTGGTTTCGTTACTTAGGTAGCATCGTCGTCGTACCATCTGGCCGCTGTCCAGTCTGCCGTCGATACTCTTCAACAAGAACTTCATACGGAACACCCGTTTCCTCGGCCAAACGCCGCAGTTCATCACCCATGTCCATCGTCACGTTGTCGGTGGACATGTCAGTCGCCAACCGCGCCAAGCGATCAGCAATATGAATCATGCGAGCCGCGTCAGAAAGCCGAAACCGCACAGGCTTCAGAATAATCGTCACCCCATCCCTATCAAGTGTTTGCTCAGTCATGGGCATAGCTAGAATTTGAGCCGCCTTTTCAAATAACAATTCCTGAAACCTCCACGCAGTATCGTTGGCAATGCGCCGACGTTCGGCGATCTTTTTTTGCTGAGCACGCATCGACCGACGCCGTTCATCATCATCGACCTCACCGAGCCACGCTTCGTACTCCTCCACGCGCTCGGCCCATTTGAACTTTAGAGTCCACTGTGAGAAATACCCTGCCGCTTGGGTTGCCTCGGGATTGCCGACGTGTTGTCGATAGGCTTCACGGAAAGTTCTTTCCGATCCCATCTCAAGATAGACCTGGAACGCCGCATATGCGACATCGCTTTCGCCATGCTGCCGATGCCAAATCTTCCTTATAGTATCAGCCATTGTTTGACCCTTTCTGTGTCGATTATTTTGCTCGATGCTAAGAGAAGCAACTTTTCAAACGATAACATCTAACACCACACCGATCAATGATCGGCGACCGGCAACGGTTGTTTGCCGGTCTCGGTTGTTTGGAGCGTCGAGGTCGGTGCCGCACCGCCGCTGTGCGGGTGGTTCCCGCCATCGCCTCCTTCCGACGCACGTTTAGGATATGGGAGAATCATTTTCTTTACATGCTCAATAAGGACGTGGTCGTTTTTCCGAAGCACTTTTACGTATTTGTGTTTGGAGCTTCCGAGCTGTTCAATCCAGCCTCTATCAGAAAGTATTTGCCGCATGGCCCCACAGGAGATGTCTCGCTTTTTGGCGTTTGCCGTCATAAACCGCCTATCGTATACGCGCCCCGAGGGCGAAACAAACTGTTCAACTCGATTTGTTTTTCCAACATATATCCAACCACACGCTTGATAGACGGTTCCAATTTCTCCGGCATCCAAATCTGAATAAGCAATCACGGCGCGCACCCCTGGCCGCCGGATGGCAAGTAATCGGCACGTCCATGCTATTAACTTCGAGTTGCTACTACTTGGCGCCCAATGTGTACAGGCTCCACGCGCCAACATGGCTAACTCGCGCCGCGTGACCTGAAACGGTGCGTGGGCTAATGTTCCACCCGTTCCGATGCCATTCATCGCAACACAACAAACGCCAGCGCAGTAATTCCCGAAGAATATTCCGAAGTGTTCGGACGTTGACGACATCGTACCTAGCCACTCGTATTTTAGAATAATCTGTTCCGCGAATTTGCGCGTCACAGGACGCACGATCGCTCGCCCCACGTCAAGGTGCGGAACGGGCGGAGTGCCTTGCGATAAGAACTCATCACGCAGTTGTTTTTGCCAACAAACGGACGGGCACTTTTCACGAAATGTTGACCGTTGTTTCATCAATCCCTGCTATTTCGTCAAGTAACGGCTGCATCGTCTTCAGTGCGTTGGTAGAGCAAAGAATCTCGACTAAGTGATCTGATAACCGTTGCGGTTCAATCTGCGGCCCAGGGTCGAGGGTGCCGATTGTTGAGGCCAGCAATTCTTCAAGCAAAAGATCAGAAACTGTTTCGGGCGTCTGCTTTTTCAGGTCCAAGAGAAGGCCTTCCAAGTCAACGGTAAATTTACCGGCGATGTGTGGGTTGTTGGCTGAAATGTTAGCGGCGAGTTCTGTTTCCTCGTTCCAATCAACAACTCGAACCTGAAACTCATCACCGTTTGGACATAGAAGCCGTAACGTATCGTCGGTCGATTCGCCGATAAGTTTCAACCCGTCATTTCCATAAAGTTCGGTCAATGCCTTAATCCGTTGGTGGCCAGAAACGATCTGACCGCTTCTGCGGTTCCATGTAATTCCCGCAATGTCACCGAACGTCTTGATCGATGTTTGCAGACCATCCGCGGCACCCTTGGCGATTGCGCGAGGGTTCCGCTTTGCTGGTTTCAAATCACGAACGTCCATTGCATCCCTCATTTTTCAAGTAAATCGGTCAACTCAACATCGAGCGCTGACGCCAGTTCTTCGAGAACGGTCAGTGTCGGGTTGGCTTGGCCGGCCTCGATCTGCGAAAGATAACTGCGTCCGAACGAGCAGTTGTCGACCACTTGTTCTTGCGTCAGTTGTTTTTCGATTCTGATTTCGCGAACTCGTAATTTCATAGTCGGCATCTTGTCACTCACGGTGACGGCTGTCAAGGCTGCCTGATCACATGGTTTCAGGGCATTGCCATCGATCACCACGTGGGCGGCCCTCATGTCTTCTCCGAGCATATTGTAATGCTCAGCCCATCCATTAGAATTCCCAGCCACAAATAAATATTTCGTCTGAATCCTTGGCGCCGATGTTGGCCCAAGCGAAATACCATTTTCCAGGCGTAAGTTCGTCGCGCAGCTCTTCTGGCACGGAGGAAAGTGATACAGGAATTCTTTTTCCTGGATTCCACCCAGGTAGTAACAAGTATACAATCTTCCTTTCATTGTCTCGTTCAACAACTCCAATCTGTGTGCGGTACGCCTTTCGGTCTGTCATATATTTTCCATTGAATTCGCTTACACATTTCGAAAAGCCCGCTCGAATTGGCTCCAGATCGAGAGACTCGACGGGCAGGAATGCCGCGATATTACGCTTACGATCACTCGGCATCTTGTCACTCACGGTGACGGCTGTCAAGGCTGCCTGATCACATGGTTTCAGGGCATTGCCATCGATCACCACGTGGACGGCCCTCATGTCTTCTCCGAGCATATTGTAATGCTCAGCCCACATCCAAACTTCAAACGGACGCCCTTTGTCGTCGCCGATAGACACTTCAAGCATTCCATTTTCCAGTTTGCACACAACGGACATTTTCTTTGCCGCCGCCCATCGATCCGTGAGAGGAAGTCGACCATCCAGGATGAAGCTACCCAACACAGTTCCCACAAGCTCCCTGATATGGGCTACGGTTTCGTCACCGTGGTACGCAGGATTTTCTTTCGCAAATTCACAGATTCGGTTCTGGGTTTCCTCTTCGAACGCAGCGAGTTCATCGTTCAAATTTTTATATTTCATTTTGCTTTTATTCTTCCGGATTTGACGGAGGCATGTGTTCTTCATTGATCGCTAATGCCGCTAAACGCTGTTTCAGCTCTTCGATTTCCGCTTGAAGTATCCGAACAATTTGCGCGGAATCGATCAACTTCATTCCAAACGATAGCATTTGTGCTGTCATTGCGTCTTCTCCGTAATCAGATCTGTCAAAATCGATGACTGCTTGCACCAGCCGCACTTTTTCTTCGGTGTAGGCTAATGTTATGTCGTCTCTGAAATCGTACCACGGAGGCGTGCGTTCTTCGCGGACCAGATTTCTCAGCCGCCGCACTTCCCCGACGAGGCGGGGAACATTGGTCTTGGCAGAGACAATGAAGTCAAGATTTTTGTCCTTGACCGATTCGCAGACACAAACCCCCCCGTAAAATTCTTCGGTTCGTATGTCGTCATGGCAATCATCGGTCGTCGGATCGGCGGCCACTGATCCCCCATGTGGTCCGGCGTGCCATGGTCCTCGGGATGCCTCATTATATTGCGCTTCGATCTCGTTCAGTTCTTCTTTCGTCATTGGCTTATAGTCAGACATTTTATTTTCCTTCTCCTTTAGGTTTATCCTATCGTTTCCGAGATTGATCAATCGGTGCTGCAGGTAACAGGTCTCTGCCGCTCAGTTGGGTCCCCACGTCGCGGTCGCCATTCAAATCGACCGAAAAAACCGGGTGGTCGGGTTTGGGCTCCGGGCCTTTATCCGGCCAGCCCAGCGACTTACGTTTGATTAGGTACGCCATGTTACCGCCCCTGCATCATCACTGAATACCGCGCTTCGATCTCGTTCAGTTCTTCTTTCGATATCGGCTTATAGTCAGACATTTTATTTTCCTTCTTCATTGATCGCTAACGCCGCTAAACGCTGTTTCGCCGCTGCGATGATTGCTTGCAGTCTCCGCACTTCCTTGACAAGGCGCAGAACATCGGACCGCACTTCGATCTCATCCAATTCGTTTTTCGATATCGGATCGTTCACCTTTCCACTCACATCACAGTATGTAACTTTCATGGTTCAAGTCCTTCTGCATTGTTTGGTTCTTCTTCGTCTCTGGCAAGATAGCTGTCATAACATAGTTTGCACCTCGTAGCGCCGTCATCACAATTCGTTGAACAATGCCAGCACATCGGGCCGCCACACTCGTCACACATATCCTTCTTGTACGTGTTGCTTGTTATATCGTGCCCACACGCGGCGCAGTGACGTCGCTTCTGTTCAGAGTGATCATCCATCGGTTTGATCCCCGTCCTTTGATCCGGTGAACTGCTCACCGTGAAGTTTGTCCGGTCGTGAAACTCTGCTTTCTTTCCTGGGTTCATTTGTTGCACTGGTCGATAGTACCCGACCACTCTGGAATAAACCTCCGTTTTCCGTTTGCAAGTCATCGGCTAACGATCCACGCGACGACGGCCAACGCTGCCATGATTGCAACGAAGGAAATGTATACGAACATTTTCCCCGTATCTTTCATTACTCCCTCCCATTATTGACACCAAAGATAACGTATCCGGCCTCTTTTACATTTGTAACAACGCCAGCACGTCCGCCGGCCGTCCTGATTTTCTCTAACTCACGCAATTGTAATTTCGTTGCTTTTCCACCGGGACGTTTGACTTCCAGCGCAAAGAACACGCCCTTCCATGTGCCGATGATATCGGGAAGTCCACGACGACCCCACGGACCCCCCGACGTTCGCATATACCAACAGCATTGCGGACCCATTTTCTTTAGATACGCAATGATTTTCCTTACAACTGGATTTTCTAATGATTGCGCCATTATCTTTCCCTTTGGTTCTCCTAGGGCGGAAGGCCGTTTCAGCCGGTCAGCCATTCCCATCAATCAAATGACGAGTCTCAACCTCCCGCCCATTCTTGTTACGTTACGACGACCAATTCAGGTGCGTGTTCTTTGAACCAATTCTTGATCGCCAACATGGCTTCCAGTCGCCATGCGTTTCCGTCCGCGATGAACAGGGCGCAGGCCGGACCGGCGTCGTCCTTCGCTCCCGATCTCATGCGAAAAACGAAAGCCGACTCGGGCTGTTTGGACAGATCGCGGAACGTCCGATACGGAGCCAACATCAACGGGTTATTAATTGGGGCTGTTTCCTTCCGAGATACGCCAACCTTCACACGGACTTCCTGCGTCACGCCGTCTTCGGCTCGCTCGATCACTGTACCGTCAGCCACGTTGCCGATCGCCATCAACAGGTCCGCTGTGTGTACGGTCTGTTCGAAATTTACCATCATCGAGATAGCAAACTCTTCATGCGGACAATATCGGTCAAACGAAACGTTGCTGTCATCGCAGACTGCCTTAGCAAGGGTCTCACGCCTCAACCAGTTATTGTGATCCGTTTTTTCCATGAGACAAACCACCGTTGGAGAAACCGCATGGACGAAAACGTCGGCCGGCAAAATGTCTTCGGCCTTCATCAGGTCCACGAGCCCTTGCAACGTTTCAACATGAACCGAATCCGGGATCGGGTCGAGAATCGGCGAAAGCGATCTGTGCGTTTTGAGATACGCACGACCATCATGCTCGATGACCTTAGCGGCGTTCTCCTCGAACAGTTCAACAATTTTGTTGATGACCTCAACCGAGGCCACGCCGTTGTTACTCATTTCCATTTCCTTTCTCGGCTTTGGGTTTGGGTTTGCCACCGACCTTAGAAACGCCAGCCCGTTGGAACATTTCCTCTTGACGAGGATCATTCGCAAAGGCCACGCCTTCTCGGTCAATGAACATCTGTGTGGGGAACGGATCATCGGCGGCAAGTTTCACAGTCGATGCAACTGTCACCGATGCCATTTGCCGCGTCTTATCCGGTTTGATTTTCACCGTCAGAGTAATTACCCTCACGGCTTCGGCGGGGGTGTTTTCATCTCGAATGTTGTCGATTACTCGATCAACCTCCACCTGGAATTTTTCTTCCAGCGCCCCTCCACCTAATGAATGAATTGTCAATTTGTCCATCGCAGTTTCTTTCGGTCGCCTAGTTTTTGTTGCCGGGTGAGCGACGACCACTCACATCGGCAAGCGTAACATACTCCAAAACATTTCACAAGCCTTTTTTTACTATTTTCAAAACAGCTTCCCTAATTGATAAGCCCTCTCACCGAACTCATGTCAACGAACATCGAACCAGCGGGCCTCAGAATATGCAATCGCTTCCGTGCTCGTGTCATGGCAACGTAGGTCATACGCACAATCGAATCGCGGCCGACGCCCCTTTGGATCCACTCACGCTGCCCCGCCATCGAAAGATCGGGCATAAAAATTACATTATCAGCCTCACCGCCCTTCACTGAATGAACTGTGCCAACAGTAATTTTTGGCGTATCGGATAGGGCATCATTTCCCTGCGATTCAAGAACTCGCATAGGGAAATTATACATGCGTTTTTTTGTTCCAAGAACTCGCTCGACTAGCCACGTTGGGTCTATGCCATTTTTCAACTGATTAAATAATTCAGTAGCCACATCATCTTCAAAGACCGCCTGCAAGAAATCCAGGTATCCCGGCCCGAGACTTTCCGGCATTTCAACGCCATCGTCGCAAAACTGTTTCGGCAGATGTTTTGCACCGCGAAGAATTACTCCCTTTGCTTTTATGTGACCGATAAAATTGTGAATATCTTTCATCGACCAAACCGGAGGAAAACCGAGCGACGGATTAACAAACGATGACAGCCGATCAACTGTCATCACTGCGCCCTTGCGTCGAGTCAGCGGATTCCATGCACCGTTCGTCACACGATACGGGTTATGAAAAGGCAGACCACGTTCGCGCAAAAGTTGGATCGTAGCATTAAGCATATACGCACAGCTCGCTAAGATCATCACCGTTTCCCCTTCGCCCTTTGCCCACGCTTCGATCTGGTTCATAAAAAGTAGCGGATTACTTGCACTGCCGAGTCCAAGTTTGACTTCTCCCTCGTAGTCACGCGGCTTATATTCTTTTTCCTCCCGCCGTTCGACTTGGCGAATCCATTTCTCAGCGAGCCGGTGAACTGTCGCCGGTACTCGATACGATTGGGTCAGCACTTCTTTTTGCCTATCAGGAATCGGCGGCTCAAGGAAGGCGTCAGTTGTTGCGCCGGCAAAAGCAAAAAGCAGTTGATCGTCATCGCCCGCCATTAGGACGTATTCCATGTTATCCGCCCACTGGCGAAGAAGTTTCATTTGAAGCCGTGTAAAATCCTGGCATTCATCAAAAAAGCCTACTGTCGGTTCACCAGGAGCGAACGGCAATTCGGTGATTCCACGATCAATCAAGTCGGTGAAATCATAGCGGTAGGTTTCCGCTTTCCACTTCTCCCACGCTTTTTGAAACGCTTTGATATTTGTCGGCCAGTGGTCTTGCGGCACCATACGAGCACGTAGGTTCTGCGCCTTCTGCATAAACTCGTCGCCCACCGTTGTTCTACTCGATCCCTCCTTGCCATGCGGATCTTCAGTGTCGGATACGTTTTCACCGGATAAAGTAAAGTGCGGAAACGCTTTGTTAAATTCATCAACGTGGCCTTCAGCGATCTCCGGACGGTTGAGGGCGTGGTAACACATGGCATGAAGCGTCCCGACGTTTCGCCGGACGACCGGGATTCCTCTTGATGAGATTTCCTTGGCAGCGGCGCGAGTAAATGACGATACCAATACCTGATCATCACCGAAGTGATCTACCGCAGTGGCAATTCGTTCGGCAAGTCTTGTGGTTTTTCCGGTACCTAGTTATGGCGGGCCAAAAAGACGAAGTTCCATCAGGAACCGCCCTTCGTCTTTTCAGCCCGCTTGCGCGGTGTCTCCTTTTGCATTTCAAACCTCATTTAGTTTTCGCCCTTGTTACTGCCATCATCCGATCCATCGATGTGTATTCTTTGCCCGATCGAGCAACGATTCCATTATTATCCGATCCATTGATGCGTATTCTTTGCCCGATCGAGCAACGATTCCATTATGGCTGTGGTCAATTATGAAGTCGTGCTTAACGATCAGATGACAACGTGGCTCACAGACACAAAATGGGACGTAATCATTTTTTTCTCGTAATTTTTCTAAATAGCTCAAAAGATCATCGATCTCTTTTTGTTTGATTTTTACTTTACTGGCCTCTTCTTGCAATTCTGTTTTACTTTTCATGATCTGTATCCTCCTGAGCGGCAGCAATCTGCCGCCTTTTACTTTTGGTTTTGAATGAACCGGGCGGTCGACCAATCCGTTTCTCACGAAGGCCC